CCCTAATGGTTCAATATCATAATCACCAAATCCACCTGAAAATGTTTCTGCACATACATCAAAATAAACATTAAGATATGAAATAGGATTATAATACGGCCCATAAGTACTATCATAATGTGTTAATACTCTTTTACCCTTATCTTCTAATGCACTATCATATGAATGAACCAATGTCATTGCATCATCAATTCGTGCAGTAGTATAATCTAAATTATCTAAAGTATCTTCTTGTTTTATACCCACCATATCATGTGATAAAGGTAATACAGGTCTTAAAATATCTAAGTATTTATCAAAACCTTTTACATCTCCAGTCCGACATATCTGATATATGTTAAATGACCTATCATCAAATGATGCATCACCCATGGATGGAAAAAATATATTACCATCTTTTCCAATATCCTGAAATGAACAGAATCCTTTTTTGTATATTCCAGATTTAACTAATTTTGACATTAATATAGTTCTTGCAGTTCTTGGCATAAAATTATTAAACATAAAATGTTTAGGTCTTAAAAAGTATTCTTGATTTACAATTAACCTTGACCACATATTATCTTTTGCAAATCTTTCAAAAGATTCCCATGCATTATTCATATGTAATGGTAAAACTTTTGTATTTACTTTTCCATATTTTTCAAATAACTCATCTACAAGTAAATCACCATCTGTATATAATATTGATTCTTGTGGAATTTTATTTTTATCAAGAAATTTCATTAATTTGGATATATTATCATCGTTAATTTCTTCTGCGTGAACTCTCTCTTCAGGTGTACAATCAAACCATATTTTTGCTCTACCACTTTTTATATTATCAATATGTTGTTTTCCAAGTGCTTTAGATAAAACAAATTTCATTTGTCTTGATGGGCCTGGAGAAGAAGAGTCAGGTTGATATTCAACATAAATCAAATAAGGTTTATTTTTTCCTAAAAAATGTTCTGTATGATGAACTTTAAATTTACCACGACCACCATCATAATAATAATACATTTGTGATAATGCATTTCCATATTGGTCTTCACGAGTAACTTTATATAGGTAATCTTTTGTATCATAGTATGAATTTAACTCATCTCTTGTTCTTGGTTTTTTCCCATGATGGAATTCCTTTAATTCAAGTTTTTGTGATGAGTATTTAAATGGTAATATATCTAACATAATTTCTCCTAAAACATAACCCAAGTGCCAGTTCCGTGGTGTGGGTAATCACTTTTATATTTATAATAAATCACATCATCAGGAACATCTTGTTTCTTTCCCCAAGTTTCATCAGTAGGTGTATTTGTAGAGAGATTATTATCCTCAACTACAAACTCCAATGGTAAATCATTATTACGAGCATATTTATATACTTCATGAAAGATACCACTTTCAAAAGTCATATCTCCAACAAAACACCAAACTTTAGGTAATTTATTTTCACGATGTTCTTTATTGTCTCTTTTTATAGATAATGCAACTCCTAATGCAATTGGTAAAGTTCCACCAACAATAGATGAAGAATAAAATTTCCATTGTCTTGTAATTGGATGTGAACTCATATCTTCAGAATAAAAATGATTAACACTCATACTCTTACCATTCTTAATCTGTCTCATTAGATTATCTTTATCTATACCATGTAATAGTGCATGATAATGATTTCTCCAACTACAAAATACCCAATCCATTTCACTTACATACTGAAAAACCTCTATTAATTGTTCTTCATTATTTGATGCAAGATGAACAGGTGCTGTTATTTCACCATCATTATACGAATCTGCAACTTCTTTTTCAAAATCAATTAAATCTTGTTTAGTTAAAGTTATTTCTCTAATAACTCCACCATCTAAAATATGTTTTGGTATTTTTACACTCATTTATCTCTCCCATATAATATTGGATTATTTATTGGCCATTGAATTTTTAACATTGGGTCATTCCATTTAAGACTAATTTGTTCATTGGTATCTACATACTCGTTTGGATAAGATTGTGTATAGTGAAATACACACTCGTCTGATAAACATAAATGTCCATTTAGAAAACCTGGTGGAACTAAAACACTTAAATGATTTCTATCTGATATCAAATAACTCTCCCAAGTTAGATAATTTACACTATCTTCTCTATAATCTACAACCACTAAATATATTTCACCATAAACACAAGTAATGTGTTTCCAAGTTTCTCTGTCCCCATGTAAACCTCTTAATACATTTTTTCTTGAACGAGTAAATTTAGATATTTTTTCTTTTGGTGTTTCATATGTATTTTCCCAATATGTCCACATTTCACCACGATAGTCCATATGTGGTGTTGGTTTAAACATTATTACTTCTGGTAAAATATCTGATTCAATTCTATCGTATGGAAATGTCATAATGATGCACCATAACTTAGTGGGAATGCATTTCTATAATGTGAACTTTCATGTGGAACAATCATTTGATATGCCTTTATTAATTCTTGTATACCATCATCTAAACTAAAGTTAGGTGACCAACCTGTTGACTCTATTTTTTTATTACTTACAATATAATCTCTTTTATCAGGGTCTACAAAATAATCTGAATAAGTTACTGATGTATCAGGGATATATTTTTGTATTCTTTCTACTAATTGTTTTTTATTTATATTAGTGTCTGATAATCCCACATTAAATATTTGATTATGATACTCATCATATTTTATACACATATAATTAAATACCGATGCAACATCTTGAATGTGAATAAAATTACGAACAAACTCTTTTTCAAAAATAGTAATATATTTATCTGTTAATAATTTATATACAAATTCATTAACTAATAAATCTAATCTCATACGACTTGATACACCAAACACGGTAGCTAATCTAAATGTTATTCCATTACTATTATCTTTTATATAATTTTCTGAATCACACTTTGTAATACCATAATGACTAATTGGTGTTAATGAATTTGTTTCATCTACTTCACCTTTATTAGTTCTACTACCATAACCACTATTGGTATTTGGATATAGTATTCGTTGATGTTTTGATAAATTATCTACAATATTTTTGATTTGATTAAAATTGATATCAGTTGCAAGTTGTTTATCTTTTTCACAACTTGGAAATCCGACAATGGCTGCAAGTGGAATTATTACATCATGTTCTTTTACTTGTTTAAGTAATAAATTTGTATCACGAACATCCCCATAGATAAACTTAAAACCTGGTTTACCAAATAAATCTAATAATGATGTTTGATTATACATCAAATTGTCTATTACGGTTACCGTATGATGTAACAATAATTGTCTTGTGATTACTGAACCTAAATATCCAGCTCCACCTGTAATTAATATTCGCATAAAAAAGCCTCCAATAATTAGAGGCATCTATAATAGTAAAACTATTTAAATGCCACCCTTGTTTTATAGTCTAAAGTAGTGGGTTAGGACTTTCTCCGAAGAGTGTTAGCACTACCTGACTTATATATAAATATAAAAAAGGTTTAAAAATCTTCACTATAATTTAAGTTTTCAAAGTCTTGTTTCATAAATTTATATACTAATTCTTTTGTATTATCATTATAATAATCTTTCCAATTTGATAAATATCTGTTTGATGGATTTATATTACGAGTGATATCAGTAATACCATCATCACCTGGGTGACTAATATACTCGTCTACTGGCCTATGTGCATCTTCCATAAATAATTTGTTATATATTTTTGAATTATATAATTCAGAAATTTCTACAAATTCAAAAGTGTCTTCTGGAAATAAATGTAAATCTTTTGACATTAAATGTGCATGTGCATCATAAATTTCACCCTTATCCCATGTGACACAAAACTCTTCAAAACTTTTTTGCCAATCCTTTTTTGTCATAGATAATAGATTCATGTTGGGTTTCAATTCACTTGGTTTATATTTGTTATATTCTTTGTGAGTTTCCCACATTCTCTTACCAGGGTCACTATAGTTAGTACCAGAAGATGGGTCATTTTTGTGTCCAAATGTCCAAACCGATAAAAACCTTTCATATGGATTTCTTTTTACAAATAATTTAGTAGCATTATCATAAACTTCCCTTTTCATTGAACTGAACAACCATGCATTCACCGCTGACCGAGAATCTAACATAAAGTGTTGGTCACGATAACACCATTTTACACACTCACTAACAAAAGTAGACCCCGCCTTATTAGAAACCATTATTATGGAATTTATATGAGAACCTACTTCTTGATGATTATCATGTTTATCAGGAGCGACATCAATTTTAATTGTAAAATATATCATTAAAAAACCTTTACTTTATATTTTTTTTCAAAGGCAACTGAACCTAAATGTGAATTAACAATAGGTTGACCTTTGATATTCAATGATGTATTCAACACCATAGGACAACCTGTTTTTTTGTAAAACTCTTTTATTAAATTATAGTAACCAATATTATCTTCTTTACTTACGGTTTGAACTCGTGATGTTCCATCAACATGACATATTGCAGGATACTTATCAGGATACTTACAATTTGCAACATACTGCATAAACTGAGATTTCTTTGTAGGCATTTCAAATATCTCGTGTGCATGTTCCTCTAATACACTTGGTGCAAATGGTCTGAACTTCTGTCTGTTTTTTATCTCGTTCATTTGGTCTTTTATATTTTTCCCTCGTGGGTCTGCCAATAAACTACGATTACCAAGTGCTCTTGGGCCGAACTCTGCTCTACCATTTGCAATACCAACTATATTTCCTTTTAGTAATTCATCCAACACTGGTTTAATTGGATACTCTCCTTTAATATTATACCCCAAAAAACAATTATCAAAATTTATATGTTCACCCAAAATTGCAGATGCACATCCTAATGAACTTCCACCATCACCAGGATTTGGTAGTATCCATAAGTTAGGATACTTTTCTACTATCAAACTATTTGCAACACAATTTAATGCAACACCACCACCATAACAATAGTTATCTGTTTCAGGGACTAACTCTTTTGCCTTTTCAAATATCTTTAATATTTCCTCTTCACATATTATTTGAACATTGTGTGCAACATCAAACTTCCATTGTTCACTATCATCATCGGGATATACTTTACTATCCCAACTTAAACAACCACGATGTAAATTTACTTTTAATAATTCTCGTAATTCTCTTTGTAGTTCTTTGTTTTCGTTTCCCCAAGCTGCCATACCCATTAAGATATATTCATCCTCTTGTGGTTTTAGTCCAAGTCGTTGTGTCATGGCACTATACCAAAGACCAAGTGAGTTTGGATAAGACATAGACCATCTCTTTTCCAAGTGACTTCCCCAAGCATACCAAATACTCATTGTATCCCACTCACCAATCGCATCAATACAAACAATACAAGCCTCATCATATGGACTTGAATAATAACTGGCGGCTGCATGTGATTCGTGGTGACCTACATAATGGTCAATTTTATCTATACCAAATTGTTTAACATATTGTGATGGAATATTTTGAAACTGAAATGTTTCATTATATTGTCCTGCATATAATTGTCTTGATTTCTTTAACCAAGGTTTTTCAAACCAAACAACTTTATCCCACTTACCATATCTTTTTGCATCTGAGATTAATTGTTGATTTAACAATTCGTCATTTTTTATACCACTATATCTTTCTGCATGACCAGCAAATAATATTTCTTTACCATCAAGTAAAGTGATACATGCATCATGATTTAGTGCGTTAATTCCTAATATTTTCATTTATAAATAAACGGGTCTCTTTTTTTTATTTCACGAAGTCTCTTCTTAAAAAGATACCATCGTTTAATTTTATTGTAATATTTTTTTATTATTTTTATCATATAACATCACCTTTTTTGATTTTTGAACACTCTTCCCAAAACTCTTTCAGTTCAGGAAATACTCCTAAAATATTTGTATTTCTTCTCTTATCATGATTGTAGAAAAATTTATAAAAATCATATCTATCTCTTTTTAATTTTTTACTATCTATTTTTCCTTGACACCAATCATAAATTCTTTGTAACTTTTCCATTTCCATATGTGAAAATACATCATCAGGTTTAGATTCAAATCCTTTATCATGAATTTTTCTCATTAATAAAACTTGTTTTTTTATCAATTCTTGAAACCTTTTCGGTAAAATTCTAACACTTTGATGCGATGGATGTCGTAAATAAGAAATATCTGCAACAACTGCATTTGGTGTATATCTTTTTTCCGAATTATATTTCTCTTTTAATAAATAGAGTTGTTCTATAAATATATCAAAATTAAATACAGATAATGCATTATAAGTAACCATAAATGTTAATGATGGTTTTTTTAATTCAGTTAATGCCCTTTCACAATTATCCCAAAACTTTCTATAATCTAAACCATGTCTAATATATTCTGCCTTTCTTCCCCAACCATCAATACTTGTAAATATTTGAAAATCTTTAACCAATCCTTTTTCTGTAATAATCTTTACTTTTTTAATAAACTTATCCATCAACTCGTCTGGTGCACCCATATTAGTATTAACTGATAACACAAGATTTTTATTTGGTTTATCTGTTTCTATAATATAATCCAATACCTTAAATGTATCTCTTGATAATAATGGTTCTCCACCTGTAATTCTAAATGTA